TTCATCCTGACCTCTACCAGATGGATCTATTACCAGTACAGAACCGTCATAGTCCACGTAGGCTCCCACAGTGGCCTCCGGTGCGTAGAACTTATCACCACTAAGGCCAACATTAGGGAGGTCTTTAATCTCCTTGAAAACGCCATACACGAGCTTCTCAGGGGCTTGATCTTTATCAACAGCCATAACCATCAAATCTGATAGCTTTAGAGGGTATCTATCCGTGTCACTCATGGACGTATCGAGCATAAACTGGAGTGCAAAGCCTGATCTGCCGTAAGATAACTCCCTTTCTAAGAGGTCATCATCGTCAAATCGCAGAGGATCTACTGGTTGTCCGTCTAAGGGCTCCTTTGCCTCGTGCATAGCTTCCCATAGGGTAGGTGCTAAACGTGCTCCGTAGGCTTTCTCAGCGTATTCCACTGTAGGGTAACGTGCTGGCCACACTCTTAGGTGGTATCCACGCTCAGTTAGAGTGTTATAAAGACTCATTTCACACTGTGGTGTACCCAGATAGAGGATCTTCCCTTCTGGTTTTAGTACAGCGTCAAACTCCTTTACAGCTTCACCTAGTTTCTCTCTCATCATCTGAGTCATAGAGTTATTAGGTACTTCGATGTCATCTGCAATGATAATATCTGCCCGACTGCCCGTCAACTGGCCAGTAATACCGACTGATTTAACAGAAGGGCTACCACTAGCCAGTGCGGGTCTTACATCAAACGCTATCTTACTCCACCTTTGCTCACTTGTTGCTATGAGATGTTGGCATATTGGGAGTTCTAAGATTAGACGTTGAGTGAATGTCGAGAAATCGTCAGCTCTCTGTTTAGAGGCCGACACAACCATAAACTTCTTTTGGGGATCAAGAAGTAATTGGTGCACGACAAACGCAGCGGTGATATAGGACTTACCTACACCCCGAAAAGCCTCGATGATTGATCTACGAGGACAATTCTGGATGAAGTCAGCCATATCATATTGAACAGGAGTAGGATCAGGCAGGGCTAAGTGCTTCCAAACTATATACATGAAGTTTCGGAAATCTTTGAGCTGCTCTGGTACTTTATCCATTACGACTCCTGTTACTCTTCACACTTGAGATGCGAAGGTTGCTATAAGCGTTATTATGTGGGTTGCGATCTTTATGATCTATATCTTTACCTTTAATTGCTAGTTTGCCATGCTTCTTTACCATGTTACGTCTAGCTTGCTTGCGCTTGTCGTTTCGTCTGCGCTGCTCAGGTTTCTTATGATAGTTTTCGTACTCTGCTTTGTAGTCTCTTTCGCTCATTAGTGTGTAGCCTCTTCAAAGGGCAATGAAGTAAGTAAACTTGCCATAGGAGACTCAGCAGTAATAATGTCATTACTTGCTCCGTTGTCTTTAAGAAACTTAACGGCAACTGATAACTCCGCTGACGTAGCTTCTCCTGACTTGACTCTTAATAATAATTGTTTGGTTACATTGTCGTGTAACTCAGTTAGTAAATCTTTCATATTTATCCTTTCATTACTTTCGCTATCTTCTCTCCACTTCTGCCTACAACGTAACCACCAATGCCAAGTTGTAATAGCATCCAAGCTTCATCTCTGAGAGGTGTTGCTAGAAGCCCTAGAGAGTCCCCTACGGCAAGTACTAAGAAGGTAAGCATTGTTATTGGTCGCCATGCAGCAACGATGAGATGCTCACTCTTAGCCTCTGAGGACACTATAGCTTGCTGCCCTTTGATCATCTCTGTTTCGTAATCAAATACACGTTGCATTGCAGCCGCTTGGACATCTAAAAGATGCCCTTTGGCTCGCAAGCGTTCATCATCGCTGGTGTGGAGTTTGTCAACTAGGTCAGCAGCAGGTTTAAAGATGCCTGCTATTAAATCTGTTATACCGATCATATGCCTCCGATAACTTTAATGAATTGTGAAAATCCCATCTCCTGTGCAAAGTAAACAACAGCTCCTCCCACTACTAACCACTTAATTTGCATTAAGGTTCGGTTAATACTGTCGAGCATACTTCTAAGACCCTCAGCTTGAGCTGTGAGAGTTCTTAACTGTTCGTCATGTGCATCGACTCGCCACTCAAGGCGGTCAACGTGTTGTCTCAAATCGTCCATGTTAAATTGCCCCTAATTTCGTATTAATCTCATCTACTGTGTAATTTAAGTGAATATCCGAAGTAGTTGGAACATAATCCGCAATGGCTGTGTCAGGAAGCGTTGTAGGATCAAAGGTTAAATCAGGATCTAAATAAGCAATGTTATTTGAGTAACCAAAACCACCTGATTGAGCAAACCACAGTGGATCACCATATTTAGAACTTGGAGCTAAATTTTCATTTCCTTCGTGTAGCTTGTCTGTACCAACAGCTTGTTCCCTGAAATACCGTCTTAATTGTTTAGTAGTAGTTGTTGGATACTTTCCAAGTACAAGCGCTGCCATGCCTCCTACGTTAGGGCTTGCAAAAGATGTGCCATTAGCAATATATTCTCCATTAGAATACATATTAAGCCTAATGTTATCTCCAGCAGCACAAGCGTCCACTCTAGAACCTCTGGTAGAAAACTGTGCAAAGTGTTCTTTACCATCAAAACCTTCAGCACTGGATGATTGTGCCAAAGCACCAACCACTATTGTATCACCCTCATAGGTTGGATTACCCCTGCCATGCAGCATATACCAAAAGTATCTTGTATGAACGCCATCAGTTGTTACATCTGCAACTCTTTTATAGTTATTAGCATAATCAGGGTGGCCTTTTAAGTGGGAAGCATCTGAATTATTACCTGCTGATGTTACATGATGTACACCCGCAGCTACCATATTATCAATACCTTCGCCATAAAGACCATAATAAATATTATTGACATCATCCTCGAAGAACGCTCTTTTCTCTACGTCAGTCATCTGTGGAATGAGTTCATCAGGGTCAGATACAAATCCAGTTGAGGTGTAGCTGTTCGAGTGTGGCATCCCAAATTCTTTCCCACTACCAGCTTCCGCCATAAGTGGAACTTTTTGTTCAGAAGCGCCAGCAGGAGCGACAGATGTATAAGTTGTACCTCTATAAAAAATGTTCTCAGCATAGTGGCCAATAATATTCGTGGCAGAGTAGCCTATTGCATCTATGACTAGGGTTGGTCGATTATTACCCTTGGTTTCATGGAATTTTTGCATAGCTTGCCAACCATAACTTCTTAAGGATTTTCCAGCCGCATCCATTTGATCTCTAGGGTATATGTATACGGTAGCCCCTGTTGCCCAACCATAAGTGTTACTTACAGCGCAATACGAAACGGATTCAGCGTGGTCGTCTATGCCAACATTCTTAGACACCCCCTGCCCTGTCCTGCTATAATCTATAGTAGGAAGATCTTCAAAATCAGCTAAAGTATTCCATTGGAACTGTTGGAGCCTACTAACCCCACCTGTTTTAAATTCAGGATCATTGCGGTTTAAGACTGAGGCTATGTTTAATATAATATCAACCCCTGAGCCATCGTAATTATATTCATACGTTGCTGTGACTGGTGTATCGCTAGTACCCACGTCAGTTAAACTCGAATGTCTAATTAAGCCCCAATTACCGAAATCAGTTTCAAATTTTTCGTTGTTCCATGAAGGTCTGTTGTAATAAACATCTTTTGTGGCTTCATTCACTTCGGTTAGCCAAAATTCTTCAGGTAACAAATCTAGGACATTTGGGTCTTTTTTAAGAAGCTTCACTTGCTCCTCTGTGGCTTCAACATCCATTATTTTCTTTTGGTGTTTGCAAAAATCGAGCACATTAGAAACTTTAATTATGTAGGCTTCTTTTTCGACTTCTTTCTTAAATATTAAATGAAACTTTTTCATTAAGCGCTCCTAATTGTTTGTTGTTTTAGGTCGTCCATGTGTTGTCCTTTATTCGACGGCATCGCCTAAGCGGATAAAAGTCATATATGTATGTTTAGGGCTGCCACTAGCACCCCTTGTTGTTATGGTTACTTCTTCTACCTCCGAAGCAAAAGCAACTTTATGGTTAGTTACATCTGTTACATTAATAATCGTATCAACAGTAGCTTGAGTACCTGTCGATGTTTTTTGGATTGTAGATGTGCCAGAAGCTATACCTTGCCACGAAAGCTGACCATCAGCCGTGTGTCGTATTCGTGCGTTTAGCCACTCTGCTTGATCAGTACTCCCAAACCAACCACAGTGAAAATGTACATGCCAAATCCCTGTTGAAGGGAATGTGAAGACACCTGAAGTTTCTATCATAGGGCTTCCCATTGCTATACCCTCTGATAAATTAGAAGTTATTGGGACTGCCGAGTCTGAAAAGTCCTCAGTTAGATACCACCAAGATGCGTGGGTAAGTCTTTCACCAGTGTCTAAGCCAGTCAGTGCCGACCCATCAAGAGCTGGTAGATCGCCTGTAAGTTTTGTTGCGTCTAAAGCAGAGTCGCTCGTAAGCAACCCCGTTGGATCAAACGGTACATAATCCGCTAAGGTTCTTGCCTTAGTCATAATGAGTTACCTCTAAAAAGTAATCGTGCGTTTTTCGTAAGTTATATTAGACACTGGATCAGTTAAGTCTTCTTTGACGTAACTAACTCCTGCTGTCTCGTATAGGTTAGGTTTTAGTACGTCCTCTTCATAGGTAGCTGTAGATTTACCAGCGATTGCCCACGAGTCTACTGATGTAAAGTTAGCTTGGTAGTACGCTTTAAGCGCATCAGCAAACTCTTGTGAATATAAGTAAGCCCTGCTACCTTCTGCATCGTTTCCTGCAAGGTAGTAAGACTGCTCTAAGACACCATCAGTGACTAAAGCATAACGTATAAAGCACAGGTGATCATCTTTAAAGTAACCAAAGACTTCACCTTGAGGTAACGCAAGGACGTTAGGAATACCTATGTTAAAGTATACCGCTGCATCCGCTTCCGTAGGCGTACCATCAAAGGGTAAAGTACCTTCTAGTATTTTAGTTTTACAGTCCTCAAACAAACGAGTAATATCATCTGAAGAGACACTGGTTAATTTTCTTACTGAATGTGCCATATTAACTCCAGAGTTCTACTCTTATTATTTGGTTAGCAAAGTAATCACCTAGCTCACCCGTTGTTTGTTTCCATGAAGGGAATTTAAGACTTTGTGTAGTGCCGTCATAAAAACCTGTTTTAGTATACGGACTGTAAGGTATGTCTTCCCTCTCAAGGGTAAGCACTAAGTATCCAGCACCGCCACCCGTAACGTTGTACAGCTTAATTGTCTTAAATGCTGCTGCGTCTGAGTTAGTAACACCACCTGCTGGGTCAAGAGCGCCTGCATATTGAGATGAGTTAGCCCCTAACGTAAATTCAAACTTGTTGTTATGTTGACGCATTGCTTCAACACCGTGCGTAACACCATCAGCTAGATCGATAGTGGATGGACTTCTTGAGCCGTGGTAACTTTGATAACCTGAGCCGTACCCTGAATAAATGTTTCCAAATATGTTAGCAGTGCCACTTGTTACAGTTGTAGAGTCTATAAGAGAGCTAGTATTAGCGGCCATTTGGTTATAAAAACCCCCACCACGAGGTGAGGGAGTTAAAGGCATTACAGCATGTATAGGATCAATTACAAACGGTTGGACTACATCTTTAATAAGAGCCATATCTACCTCGTCTCACTAAGATAAGCCTTTGAAGTAGCACCTAAGTCAACTGCGGGGTCTGTGGCACTACCCCCAATAAGAACAAAAGGCGGTAGAGCTAGTTCTTTCATTTCACTTTCAGCAAAGGTGTGTATCAGTACGTAGTCAGCTCCGTTTAAGCTACCATAAAGATAACCATCAGAGCTTCCTTTTACAAACTGAACTAAACCTCGTGACCCATCACCCATCTTAGGGTTGTATGGAGTGTTATCATTTGATAATTGTGTCATTTGTGTTTCCTTTGTTTAATTTAAAATTTATATACCGCTTAATTTAGTATTAACTTGTGCTACTGTGTGATTTAAGGACGTATCCGTGACAGTCACCGTAGGGTAGTTAATAGAAGTATCCTCCAAAGATGTTGGATCAAAGTCAAGAGTGGGGTCTAAATAAGCGATGTTGCCTGAGTAGCCGTGTAAACCTGCTGAAGAATAATAAGGCGCATCTCCATACTTAGTAGACTCGGCTAAGTCGGTTGGATAAGCATCTAAAAGTTTATCAGTACCAACAGCGATATACCTAAAATACCTCTTCATTTGTTTAGGTGTAGTTGTTGGGTATTTTTCTAAAACTAAACAAGCCATTCCAGCTATCTGAGGAGAAGCGAAGGAAGTTCCCGATGTAAGTACAAGATAAGGGCCGCCGTCTAATGATGGCGAATCTGCATACACCGCAGAACGAGAGTGAGAAGTAAGCATTAGATCTTCTCCCACAGCCACACAATCAATACCTACACCTCGAACACTAAAACCTGCTAATTTTTCTTGGCCTTCGTTGTGCATCATATCAGAAGACAAAGCCCCAACATTGATTGAGTCAGGACAGCCCAGTAGCCCATCTGGTCTGGAGTTTGAAGCTATATAACGTCTATCTGCAAAGTATTCATTAGTATCAGTCCACATACCTATATGGCAGTTATTATAATCAGGATGCCCCAGATTCACTACACTTTCTGAAGAATTGCCCGCTGCTTTTACATAATGCACACCAGCGTCCATCATGGCTTGACATTTTCCTGCACCTAAAACATGGTAAGGGTTTTCTGAGGGGTCATCTAAAATAGCCTTGACAGCAGCATGGTCTTTACTATCAATAGCAGCAAAAAGCTCAGGTTTTTCGTCCTCATTAGCATAATAACCAATAACGTGTGAGGCCATTCTAGGAAAGGAACCGTTTGTGTTTTTATTTACACTAGATACATGGGCATCACCCGAACCTGAAGGACTTATATTTGTGTATACCTTATCTCGAAGCACTAGCCCTTGCATAAGACCATCTTCCTGATCAAGATCGTTTTTCATACCTAATGAACAAACAAGTACGGTAGGGCGAGTATTGCCCGCTGCTATCTTAGTTTCGTGGAACTTTTGAATATGTCCGAAGGAGTCCCAAGTATTTATACCACCCGCATTCATTGTTTCTGTGGGCCAGACATAGACGTTTGCCCCTGTTGCCCAACCATAAGTATTACCAGCGGCACAATATAGAACAAACTCAGAATGAGTGTGAATATTATTCTCAACAAAAGTATAATCTATAGCGGGTAGATCGCTCAACCCGTCTAAACTATTCCACTGAAACTGCTGGAGTCTTGAAGAGCCGTCAGCTTTCATAAATTCTGTATCATCGGCAGTTAGTTGGGAGCGACCTAATAGAATTAAATCTACACCTGTGCCATCATAATTGGACGAGAACGTCTCTGTGCTCTTCACATTGTTTGTGGTTATGTTGTTTGTACGACTAGAGTGTCTGATTAAGCCCCAATTACCTGCATAATCCCAACCTCCATCAACTACAGGTGGTTCACCAACGTGTTCTTTTGATAGACGCTTAACAACGACTTGTTTTGTAACTAGCTCAGAAACACTGTCTGTTACTTTATCTGTATCTACTGCACATTTTACTTGAGGGTCTCCCCATAAAGTTTTTGCCTGTTCTTTAGTACATAAAGCTTTGAAAGTCTCAGGTTGGTCATTGAGGGGTTTTACAACAGAAGTGACTTTGTTAAAGTACAAGTTTTTATCTACACCTTCTTTCAATACGATGTGATATAATTTAGTTGTGTTATTGCTTGTAGCTTGGCTTTGGCTTGCCAAATTGTTCATCTTTTTCATTATAGTGGTCCTAGTTTTGTGTTAATCTGGGCCACTGTGTAGTCCATGTTGACACGTGTAAGGGGTTCTTCATAGTCTTTAGCGAAGATTATTTTACCTTCCGAATCCACAAGAGGGGTATCAGTACGAACAGTTTCAGGTTCATTAGGATCGGGAGCAGGAGCAGGAGTAACAGTAGGCACAGTCGACCAGCCAACTACTTCTAAAACATCGCCGTTATTTGCGGGGGTAGTTAGGTTCAGTTGTCTATTTGCTTGAAAGGTGAGATCGATTCCGTTTACTAATAACACACCGTTTAAAAACACTAGAGTGGTTGATACTAAGTCAAAAGACGTGTTAAACGCTGAAGTAGCCTCTTGAACATTAAAGGTTACTCTATTAGGTGAGCTAACACCGCCACCAGTAGAGCCACCAAGCGAGGCTACTGCGTTCTCAAGAAGTAGTAACCTTTCTTCGTAAGAAGCACGTAGCGGCATAATATCTATAGCGGCATCTAAAGCCTCTTGAGCCATATAGAATAACTGGAAAGCATCATTATCTAGTACATCCGCAGTTAATAATGAGCCGTCACGGTAGTCTGTTAAACGCCCCTCTTGGCTCGTGTTTCTCCCTATACGGACTACAGCTCCATCAGGAGGTGGGGAATTAAAAGTTACTTGAGTTTGTTCTACTGTATAGGCTGAGGTCGTTTGAATTACAGTGTCAACGGTAACAACCAGATGCTCAGGCCGTAAGTATAGCTTAGATGGAAACATTGAAGTTGATCCATCAGCTACGTATTCAGTGTATGAAAGTGCCATTATTTTTCCTATTTATTTCGATTCAAGAAGGTATCCAGAAGAGTCTCTGGTTTAGTTATAACTTGATCCATTGTTTGTTGGGATTGTGCTAAAGCCCTAGCTTTTTGAGCGGCTGTCCACATCTCTAGCATTCCTAAGTCTTCACGTTCTTTAGCTACAGTATACTTAGCTGCATCTTCATAAGCGTTTAGAACTTTTAAGAGTATGCCTTCTTTACTACCTCTCGTGCGTAGATCAGGAGTCATTATACTTGGAGTAGCAAACTTTTGATACTCATCAGACAGCACTAAGGCTTCTAATGTTTCCTCAAGAGTCTTATTGTTTAACTCAATAGACGCATAGACTTCATTAAAACGCCACCATGCAGACTTACCATCAACTACAAAAGCATCGCTTTCCCAATCAAGTATTCCATCTTTACGAGGGATGTCAGCAATGTCAGCATTCATCTCTAAGAACTCTAAACGTACTGGATCATTAGATAAGAAAGTAGCTTTAGATAAACCATTAACTAAACCAGCTTGATTAGGTTTAATTATAGGCTGTCCTAATCTATCAAACTTAGGTTCCATTGTTTTAGACATGAAAGGGATACCTGATTTAAAAGCTTCCCATAACCCATCAACTTCACGGCTGCCTTCATCAGTACCCATTATTTTAAGAATTGCAGGAGTAAAGGTTCTACCTTTGGCTTCCACGTAGTTCTCAAACTTCTTTTCAGGACTGTTCATAAACTCTACAAAGTTAGCCATACCAGAAGTGAACGTAGTGTCTTTCATCATGTTCATATAAGATACAAGAGCTGCTGCTGCTAACTCACCACCTTCATCGTACATACCAGCGTTCTCTAAATCTCTTATGTTAACCAATGTCATCACCAAGTTATCTATCGGGGCAAAGCGCATTGTGTTATGAAATGTTTGAGAGTCTTCAAAGTATACCGAGTGAGGTTGTAAGCCTGTAAGCTTTAAGTTCTTCACGTTGTTATATGTAAGATGATCCATTGTGCCTTGATAGCGGTGCATCTTAATAGTGCCGCCTTTACCATCAGGTACATCAACTTCCTCATCTACAACTTGACGTAGTGTCAGCATAGCTGTTGACATAAAAACAAGCTCAAACAAAGCTCTATCTCTATCATCAGCGTTACCACCAAAGAGCATTCTACGAGAACGTCTTGAGGCGAAGTTTAGAAGAGGTGTTCGTCTACCTACATACTTAAACACGTTTAAAGGTGTACGTATAAACCACGCATCCATACCTAAGCGTATAATAGGAAAATCGTTCATCATTTTTTGAATTGAACTGCCCACGCCACCAAGTTTATCAGTGAATGTAGCTTCTCGTGTTTGCTGTAGGCTATAGAGTAGTTGACCTAGTAGTTTTTCTTCCGCTTCGTCTAAGGCTTCTTCACCTAAGCGAGCTTTCTCTAGTATCTCAACACCCTCATCAATTTTAGAATCTAAAAGTTTCATGAAGGTTGCGTCATCTAAGTCTACATACTTACCAGATGCAAGTAAATCTTCTTGGACTAAGCCACCGTACACGCCTCTGAAGTTAAGCTGTTTAAAGAACTCATCGCCAGCCGCTAGACCTCTGTAGGATAGTCTAACGTAGTTACCAAGGATGTCCTCAAAGGTCATACCTTCATCAAGAGACTCTTTCCATTTTCTAAAATCAATATCACCTTTACCGATAGCCACTGTATCAGTAGCACCGTCAACTTCTTCTTTAACTTTGAAGTCAGGGTCAAGTTTGTTGTAACCTGTCATTAAGGTTTCCCACATAGCTCTTGATGCTACACGGCTGTGATTAACAACACTAAAGGCTTGATATTTAGCTCGCCTTGCTTGTCTAGCTGCCGCAGACGCATCTCTACGCACTACACCAGCCCATACAGCGCCGCCAAGGGTTTCAAAGTTATTTAACTTCATCATCACGGCATTCATTGTAGGGTTAATAAGTTGCGTCTTCCAACCCATCAACAAGTTAGCAGAACCAAACTCAACAACTTTGTCAATAAGTCTGCTTGCTACATTTTTAGTTTGTCCAAGACCTCTAAGCATACGCTCAGTAAAAGGATCTACCTCATCGACTGCTGAAGGAGTTAAGTCACTATCTTCTGCTGCCTTATCTATATCTGTCTTTTCACTTTCTTTCTTTTTCTTATTCTTCTTTTTCTGTTTCTTAACTGCTTTATCAACTTCCTTAGCCTGAGCTTTCTCTAGGTCTTTACCCCATAACATTGAAAGGTCAGCACTAAAGGCATCATCAAGGGCTTGTTTGATTGCAACTAAGCCACGACCTAAGCCACTGCTTGAGCCTTTACGCTGTGCGTGGAGGTCTAACTTAGCTTCTACAAGCCTCGTCTTTCTTAGGATAGCTGCCTCATCACCTGCTTTAAACTCAACAGAGTCATCAACAAGAGCTAGTGCTTCATCAATAGACTTGTTCAAAGATTCTAAAGCTTTAACCCACTGAGCTGGCTCGAAGCCGTCAGGACGGATTGTCACTTCTTTAAGTGATCTAACGAACCCTAAGATGTCATCTGAATCAGCATCACGTAGTAACTTAGCAATAAGCTTGTTACCTTGTTCAATTGTGGCTTTAATTGGGTGAACTTTAGGAGCACCCACATCATCAGGTGAGCGTAAGCTCCCTAACTCTGCTCTCTCCGCTTTAGTAGCAAGATCAAGTTCTGCATCAGTTAAGTTCTGTGGTGAACGACTTTCAACAGGCTTACCTTCTGCATCTACACGGGGCTTGTCTGCTGTTGGTGTAACGACAGGTTCTTCAAAACCTTGGGTATATTTAACTCTTGGCTTAACCTTTGGAACCGTTACTTCTGTGTTGCCAGCTTTAGCTTGTGCTTTAATTAAATCTCTAATCTTAGCAGCTTCACCTACAATATCCTTAACACCAGCATCTTCTAAAAACTTTATGTACTGATCATGTGAAGCGCTCTTACCTTTACCACCTACGATGTACAAAGCTTTAGAGATGTCATTTTCAAACACTAACTCAATAGCAGTTTGACCGTAGTTATATTTAGGAGAAGCTTTCTGTAGTTCAGGAGGAAGTGTATCAACAACTGTCCCTACCTTTTCTTCAAACTTAACAGCAACAGTCTCAGGAGTCTCCACTTTAACAGGAGTACCGTCAGGTGTAACTAGCTCCACTTCCGAAGGGTCTTTAAAACTTTCTTCTGCTTTAGCTTGTAGTTCAACAGCTTTTGCTGCTGCTTCGTCTCGCTGTGCTTGTGTAAGACTAGGGTCTTGTGCTCTCTTAGCCTGACGTATAGCTCTGTAACCATAAACCACTGCTCTAAATGCAATGTCTAAACCTACACCAAGAACACCGCCTTCGATAGCATTCTTCATTTTACCTTCAAAGATGCTGTCGTCTTCGTTACCTTCAGACGCTAGATAGTTAATCCAATCGTTCTCAAGACCTGCACTTTTAAGAAAGTCAGATAGACGAGCTTCGTGTGCATCAAAGACTGTGAAGTCAACTACAGCACCCTTAAGTGCTGCGCTGCCAACTTGAGTGGCAATTGTTGCATTTTTAGCTACGCTTAATACTTTAACAGGAGCTAGAGCCACCCAACCTGCGATGAACTGCGTAAGACCGCCTGTAGCGGAGCCTACGAAACTCTCTTGCATACCCATGTCTCTAACATCACCAAGATCAAACACGAGGTCTTCGACGACCTGCTCTGCTTTAAACAGTTTGTATAGATTAGCTTCTTTAAGTTCTTGTATTTGATCGCCGTTATAGTAGGAAAATTCTGTAGAACCTAGAGAGAAAAGTTTAGTACCTTCACTGTCATTGTATAGCTGTAATTCTTCAGGAGAAACACCCTCTAAATTAGTTGCAATTACATCACCTGTAATAGGAGCAAGGTTGTCCGCTAAGAGTTCTATAGGCCAATCTATAACTGTGCCTACAGTTTCTTTAGCAAAGGAACCTACAGCTCCTGCCATATTGACAGGCATTTCTGCAACTGAACCAAAGAAACCTTTGCCTTCTTCCTCTTGTACAGGAGCCACATAATCTTCAGCTACTGTAGGTTCAGGGATGTAGTCTACAGGATCAACTGGGGCAGTAGGTGTAGGCTGAGAAAATGAACCTTGCACTTCATCAGCTAAACCTAGAAACTCTTCTGCTAAATCAGCATCCCCAAGTTCGATGGCTTCTTCAGCTAAATCAGCGTAATAATTATAGTTCTTTTCCATTTTATAATCTCATGTTTATTATTGTGCGTTACGTAATGCTTCTAGACGTGTTTGTAACTCAGCCCTTCTTGTCGCTCTTTCCGCAACGTCTTCAGGAGTCTCAGGGTTCTGTATCTTCTGTAGTTTTTGCATGTTAGTAGAAGGGTCGTTATCTGTACCACTTGCATTAAGTTTTTTAAGTGTTTCCATCGACTGGATCAAACCAGCCATAGCATCATACTTACCTTGCAAGTCAAGCGCATCCCACTCAGGCGTTGTAGCCATCTGTAAGTAGCGTTGTTGGAAGAGAGGTTTGAGGTATGAGTATTCACTATCCTCTATTAACGCACCCAATGGGCCTGCTGATTGAGTTAAGCGTGTAATGCCTGCACTATGAGCAGTGTACCAAGAACCTGACAAGAGTGACTGGTCATTGGCATTGCCTAGACGACTATACAACTGACTCATTAAGCCTTTGCTGATTGTTTTCTTGGCTACTTGAGTTTGGATAAAGTTTCTTTGGTTGTCAGGAGTACCTGCTGCAATGAAACCTTCCCAGACCTTGCTTTCTTGTTCAGCCGTTAGTCTTACCTCTTTCATAGCCTTGAAGTTACCGCTCATTGTTTTAACTAGAGAATCAGCGTTCGGTACACCTTGCTTAATGTACTTTTGTATTAACGCAATTTCTTGTTCACTTGTTACAGGAGTATCAGTATTAAATAGAGCTACAGCTTCTTGTGCTAATAAAACTTTATCAGCTTTTAGCTTGTCAGCAACTTCTGTGTTACGTTGGTTTCGTTGCTGTGCTCTTTTAGATTTTATAGCTGCTCTTTCTTTAATCCACGCCTTTTTTTGATCAGTCCCACCAATATCTTTACTTATGAGATAATCATAAAGCCGAAAATCCCCTTGCTGGTTTGCTGTAATTGAGGCCGTGTTTCCTAAAGACGTATAAGCTTCTATATTAGTTCGTCCTTTAGCTCTAATTTCTTGATCAAAGGTTTTTACTGCATTTATAAACGCATCCCCTAGCTCACCGTTAGGTGACATTGGGATATTTCCTAGACTGGTGGCTATGTACGTGTTTAACTCTTGTTCTTCTTCATCAATTTCTGTTTGAACTAACATGTCACCTACTGTTTTACCAAAGATGTCTCCAGTAACATCACCCAATGCTATTTTACCTTTAAGCGTGGTGAGGTTGTTCATATCAGTTGCTAATGCTGGGAACTTGGTGTTTAACGCTTCCCATACACTCTCTCTAGTTGGACGCTCTCCTCCTACCAAACTATAGTCCTGCTCCTGTACAAATCTTTCGATTTGAGGCGACCAGAAATTAGCTAAGTTAGAGGCTTTCATTTTTTCACGATCAGTTATTTCTTCCACTGCTTTTGTTTGCGCTTTAGCTTCCGCTACTTGTAGAGCTTTAAGTTCTACTTTTTTCTTATCAGCAAAAGTATTAAATCCACCAGCGGCCTGATCAAGAGCTTGTGCTATTTGAGCGCCCCTTGTATTACGCTCTGGTTGTACAAAAGTATCTACTCGTCTAGCCGCAACTTGGTAATCTGGCTTAGTTGATACGTTGCGCCAGTTTAAAGATTGTTCAATTGAAGTTGCCATTAATTTATCCTATTTATAATGCTGGTGCGACATTACCCACTATCTGAAGGCCAGTTGCAGTATTGCTAGAAGCTGATACAGAGTTAATACGTGATTGCGCTGAAGACCTTACGCCTTTACGATCAAGACCAAACTGGTCTACATTACGATCAAGGTTCTGTAAGATTGTTGATTCTGTTACAAGCCCCTGCCTCATAATACTCTGCCCTACTGCATCATTATTTAACATACCACCAGAGTTGATAGCAGCCATGTCAGCTCTCGCTAAAGCTTGTTGTACTTTTGTGGCGTTATCAAGCTTCTCTCCTGCTGCTTTCTCTTGCATTTGTGACTCTTGTAAATTTATTTGTTGATCTTGTTCCATAGCGGCGATGTTAGCGTTTCTCGCATTCATCTCAGCGGAATCATTTTGAGCTTTTGCACTCATTACTGTACCGCCAACTGAAGCGGCTAAGGTTGCGGCAGTACCTAATGTACCCCATGCTGCTGTTACTGCTGCTGCGGGTGTTATTGCTGCTGCGGTTCCAGCGGCTACTGCTGCCGTACCGCCCGCTCCGCCCATGATGACGGGTATTGCTGCTAATAAAGGTGGACACATTTTTTAATCCTCACGAATTGGATAAAGGGTTCTTTCCCTACTCCATATTCTTTTTCTAATTTTATAAACTCGAATCCTAATGACTTGAGCCATCGCCTCGATATAGTATTATCTGCGTGTACGTAGTTAAGGAGAAGAGGGTATCTTTCAATAATCTCATCTACCCACTGCTTTGCTACTGGCAGCATGGTACGTTTAGTTTGTATTAACTTGTCTGTACCAAGCATCCAAGGTAGGGCAAAAGATCCATTGTTAGTAACACCAAACATCGCCACAACACTCCCATCTTCATGGATAATGCTATTACACTCTGTAGAGTACTTGTATGACTCTGCAAGAGCTTCGTAGGGTTTAAAGCCATGACTAGCCATAACTTCCTTAGCGTCCTGTGAACGCATGTTAGGAGCCATCTCACGGCAATCCTCGAACCTTGCGGGTCTGTAGTGGTGTCCCATGTTTATATCCTTTTATTTCGTAGAGTTACGAAGGCTTCTACCTCAACATTTTGGAACGTGCTGGGTAGGTGACTGTCGTTAGTTAAAGTTATATCTGTTGTTGCTGCTTGAGACTGTATACCAACTTTAAGTGAACCGTCTTCAACCACAGGAGAGAATCCTAAGATGTTAGTAGATTGCCCTAAGATACGACCAGTAAAGTTAGTTACTTTATCTGTTCTACCTGTTGATGCAACAGTTGCCTCAAAACTACCTGTGTTGGTGTAGTTGAAAAGCATACTTCTTAACTGGTAACGAGCCATACGTGTGGGATCCTTATCACCTGCTTTAAACACTTGCTCGGAAAGTTTGTATTTAAAGATATAAGGTTCTCCAGCGGTAACGTAATTGTTTACGAGGACTCCATTTTCTTTATGTTGTTTATTGTTTATAAAGTTTACAACCTTGTCCTTTTCAGCGTCTGTGTTACCTATAGCTATAACATCCCCTTTATGGTTTATATACTGGGAGGCAGTAGTAGAAGCAAACTGAGCATCAAGGTCAGATATATTGAATTCACTATCACCTTGAAGTTGAGTTACCTTAACTCGGTGGTCTAGTAATACGTCACTTGCTTTTGCAGAGGTTTCTACAGCAGTCTCAGGGATATTAATAATTAACTCCTCTGTCGGAGAAGTAACATTTAACCAATCAGTATACTCCTGCGCTGTAAGCACAAGGGTTGTAGATATGTGAGGAAAGTTTACGTTACCCAAACCCTGCCAATTAGGGATAGGTATAGTGTGTCCACCCACTGTAATTGAGGTAGGCAGTTGTGCTGGTGTAGCTGGGTTTGTTACACCGCCCGTTACACTTAATAATCCTAGTTGAATATACATACCATAAGTACTGGCTAAGGTGTTCTTGTAAACATAAACAGCCTGAACATCTGAGTTAGAAGTAGACCCCACAAGAGGCACATCGCCTACAACTGTATTTACTCCTTTAAGAGTATGAGGAACACCGTTAAAGTCCAAAGTAGCTGTACCTAAAGTAACTGCACTAGAGAATGAGTTAGTTTCGCTATAAGTTATATCGACATCATTAAAGGCTAAAGATATTTCTTCAAAACCACCATCACTAAAGATCACGGTTAATTCAGCATTGTTAAAAAATACGTGGTTTATCTCTTTATCAAATACCCACTTAGACCAAGAACTTTGAATTCGTTCTTCACTAGAGTTGTACCATCTGTACACGTAACATTCTTTCTTATTGGCCTCAGTCAAACAAACGAGCATGTCTTCATTAGAAGACGCTATCATTTGTCTTACTGTACCGTTTAAATACTCAGGAACGTGTGATGTAATAGACGGAGCATCTTTGTTCTCAGTCTCATCTTTAGTAAAGAACTCTCGGACACCTGAGTAGTCACCACTCTTAGTAGTGAAGAATACACTTGTTCCTGCACCAACGGGAGTCGATGTTAAATCACACTCATACTTTGTTGATTGATCTACAATAACCTCTGAGGGTGTTAAGAGCGAGTCAGCAGATAGAGTAAACTGTGTTAAATCGGAGAAGAGTATTAAATCATCTTGAGCAGGTACAGCAGCTTTAAGTATAGATACCTCATTCTGGCTAACCGCTAAATCAATAGGAGCTGTATCAAGTAAGCTTCTTACTGTGACTCGGAAGAAGTTAAAGTAACTACTGGCTTCACTAAAGATAACATTCTCATCTGATAGGAAACCTAAACGATTACGGTGGAAGAACACACTGTTAATTTTACTGCCAACAAAACTTGGGAACGGGTTTGTATCTTCATCGCCGCACTTTCTTTCATCCCATGTACTTGCACCAAAAGTAAAACTTAGGTCAGCATTCTGTGATAATGTGTGAGGCATTGTTGCTGTGTCAAACGTGTGGTAGACAGGTGTGTTAGGGCGTGAAGGTGCTGCACATTCTTTCCATGTACCTGCTGTATTTGATCCTTCATACGTAACGTAAAAGTCATCCTCTTTCTTCTGGTTATCTCCATTAATTTGTATAGTAAAACCATCAACACAGTATTGGGGAAGAGATATAAAGTTTTTACACCGATCTTTAAATCCGAATAAATCATTACCGCCGTTATCATCATCTACTTTAATTTTAAAATCAGCATCATTAGCGCCTGTTGTTTCTATAACAACAAAAGGGTTTCCTGATTCTCTCTTTTTAGTAAGTCCTTGTGCAATTAAAGCTGAATCAGCTAGAACGACTTGGTTGCCGAGTATATCTGGACTTACGGTAGAACCTCCTGCTGTAATATCAAAGAAATCACCTGTTTTTAAACCCTGTACTTCGTAATGTGCATCTCCTCCACCTCCATCTAGTGTGGTAGCTTGTCCATACGCCCCACTCCAAGTATCATCAGCAGCAGTTAAAGGATCATTATCTCTACTTACCCTCCATTTGTAATCTTTACCGTAGTTCATTACCTTCATGTAAATGATAGCTTCATGCGGTCTTACAAAGGAAGGAGTCGTAGTATTCTTTGCAACTACTTTATCTTTATTAACAAAGAACGTGTAATCCGCAACAGAGGTTGCAGTTACTTGTGTGCTATTGATAGCATCAGTACCTAAGTAAGCAGCTAGGGTTGTGTTATCACTGTTATCAGAGTCTGTTATTTGCGTACCAGTCGCATCCCAACTTGCTACACCAGACTCGTATCTAAGACTGCCCTCAATATCGTATACATACATCTTAGGGACTACAGGATCAGTCACAACTGTGTACTGTTCAAACGTGCTTCTCTTATAGGTATGGAAATGGGATCTGTTAAGCTCAGCAACACTGAGGTAAGCTGTACCTGTTGGAGATGTTTTCTTTAACTTATTCTTTAATCGTGTAGGTGGACGTTTCTTCAATCCATCAACAATATCAGAGAAACCGTTTTCCTGTGCTTCTGCTTGGCTTGCTAAACGCAAAGCGGGCGGTTGTTGAGAAACCCCGTTAATGAGGTTAGGGATATTTTTAGAAACTAACGTCATGTTAAATCACCTTTGTTCCACTGGAACGATCAAGCACACGAGTAGTGCCATAATCATCAAATATATTATAATCACCGTTATCCCCTTCCATCTCTCGGAGGGAGAATAAGGCTTCCTGTTCGTCATTCCTGTTCATTGCTGATAGTGAATCACTACCAACTACTCGCTCTTGAAAGATGCGGGCAGCTTTAACAGTAACGTAGCGTCTTGCTACTTCAGGACATACTTCAAAATCTAGTAGGACAACCACATCAAGCTTGAGAGGGGTGCCTATGTTAAAACTATGTTTAATCTTATCGTACATCTTGTTGCCACGTTGTACGTATTCTTGCTTAGTGCTTCTGTACTTTGTTACAGAGTTAGCTAAATCAGCTCTAAGAATTTCTGTAGGAAGCACAACATTACCGCTAGTGTCAGCAGCAACAGTATAATCTGGTTCCGAGTTAAAGTTCCAGCCGTGAGCTTGGACGCTTCTTGACACTTCATTGAGAATTGTCTCAGCAGTATCGGCATCTACTAAGCCAGATGTTAAACTGTTTACTGGTGCTTCACCAATAGTAGACAGCATGGAATTTACTGCTTCCAGTTTTGTTGTAGGAGTTGTCATGTTTACCTCAATGAAAAAATAAAGAGAGAAACACCCCCGAAGGGGTGCTCTCAACCACAATTAAGCTGCGGTAATCAATTTAACAGCACACTCAGGACGTAATGAGTCGTGACCCATTGCGTAGCGAGCTACCATTAGTGTACCTTGTCGTGAAACTTGGTACTCTGACTCAACACCTAAGTCTAATAACTTAACTGTTGCAGCAGCGTCTTTAGTAAATACTAAGCCTTTAGAACCTGTAGGTAGGTTGTTAGACATGTATACTTTAGCGCCACCGATTTGTGGAACAGTACCAGTGTTCAAGTTACCACCAGAGCCGAAGTCTGAACTCATCACGCCAGCAAGGTTAGAAACCGAACCAGTAAACAAGCGGTAGTAAGTATCAGCATCTAATACAACATACTTCTCACCAGTAACATTCTTAGTATCAAGAGCTTCTAAAGCTGCGAAGATACCATCAGCTACTTGTGAACCAGTTTGTGAACCACCAGAACCTGCAAACTCAACGTCAGCGTTTGCACCAACATCAGCGCCAGTGCCTGTAGCGTACTCAGCAGTGTCATCAGTTGCAGCAGCAATCTTTTCAAAGATAGTTACATCAGCAGCTTTAGCTAGAGCAGTGCCAATCTCAGAAGAGTAGATAGAGCGAACATCATAGTGATTCATTGCTTCGTCGATTTTGGCAATAAATACGCTAGAAGTAAGAAGGTTATTAATGTTGATAACTTTCTCACTGTGAGCAATAGGACTAGGAGATACTTCGTTACCAGCTACAAGAGTATCAGTAGTAGCGATACCTGTTAATGGGAATTGTGCACTAGAACCTTGAGAGATTGTGCGTACACGGTGTAATGGCATTGCGATGTTGTTAGTGTTGAATGCGGTTAATACTTCACCAGTGAACGTCTTTAAAAAGAGTTCCTTGGCGCTAGTATCAGTAGTACCAGCGTTAGCACCTAAGCGAGATACGCCTGTATAGTTTGTCATAATGTTTTACCTTTTAGTTAAATGTTTAAATGATTAAGATTCTACTCAGTCACTTAACACTCATGCGTTCTCTGAGATTATCCTCCTCGGAGGGTCAAAGGTAATAGTATTGCGTGTTGTTGTACTTTTAGAATTAAAAAAGCCACCCGAAGGTGGCCAAAGAGACTTGTTACAGTTGACTCCTACCAAGCTTGGCAGAAATCTTTTGGCGATATGCGACATCACTTTCGTATCGGGTGTCGTTCATAGCGGCAGTTACTTCTGCCCATGAGTTGAACACACCACCTGTAGAGTTACTGGATTGCCCTTCACTTAGTAGTGTTGGATCTGTACCCTCGGCAGCTTGATACTTTGTTTGTAATCCCGACACAGCCATCTTGACCATATCAACGTCTCCTGAACTTACGGCTTTATCAAAAGCAGCGATCTCACCTTGTTGAAGGTTATCACCTGCCCATTGAATAAGTTCTCCGTAAGCTTCTTGACCGCCTGCTGTATCGTAGACGGCCTTTTCGTAGTTAGCATTTAAAGATTCTTGTCCTTTAATATAACTATCTACCAAATCTTTTGAGAAACCTGCTTCCTCTAACTTAGCGTAAGAGTCTGCACTAACTTCTCCTTGTTCAGTATATTCACTTTGTAACGCATTAAAATCAACACCTGCTTTATCTAGTACTTGTTTTACTTCGGAAGCCTCAGCTTCTCTAGTAACTTCAGGAGTAGTTTCTTCAGTCGTCTCTTGCGTTTGCTCGTTGCTACCTAGTTTAGATTCTAAGCTCGCATACGCTTCTGCCATCTGTTCGGCAGACTTAAATTTTTCTGGCAACCAATCAGGACGTTGTTCAGCGTTAGGGTTATTCTTAACCTCTAACTCTTCAGCAACCTTTACCATCTCAGCTTCGTGTGCCGCTTGTGCATCTGCATTAGGGGCTACTTCTTCATGTGTAGATATTTGTTCCATAATAGTCTCTTTAGTTTGTTAAGCTTGTTTAGTGCTATAAGATTTACCATTCCAGTCGAAAGTTTTAGCACCTTCTTTGCTGGCTTTGCGGAAAGCATTAGAAAAAGTTTCTTCCTCAACCTCCTCTTCACGAGGGGCTGCTTGTAAACTTGCTATCTGAGTAGCTGCTGCTTCTAAACGGTGGATGATACCACTGTCTTCACCCTCTTCTTCAAACTTTTTCACTAGATCTTTGTATTCTTTATGATCTAATAGTTCAGCAGCCGCTAGAGCGTACTCACCTTGATTAAATAAGTTTACCCATTTAAGAGGTTTGCCTTTTTTAGATTTAGTATCACCTCTGTAACCTAGTGATAATAACTGAGCTTGTGTGTTGTCATCAAAAATCATAAAATTAGGTATAATATCCTTAACTAATTTTTCGTGATCTAAGAAGGCTTCTCTAAAGGTCATATTCATGTATCCACCTGTTTGACCAACACCTGAAGTTTTTATACCTTTAGTGTCTTCATACACGCCATCCACGAAACCTTCCTCTCTGATAACAGCTTCCATTGGGGGAGTAAGTTGGCCTTCCCTTTTAGTCACTTCATTAATAGCATCTTGTCCATAGTGGACTTTGTAAGGCTGCTTAACAAACGCTGGGTCTTCTTCTGCATAATTAACTCTAGGTCGATTATCATAGAACTGTTGTACAAGTCCTGCACCTAATGCTTCGTTATACTCCATTACTCCTCCACAGGTTGCTGTTGTTGTGCGCCTTCTACCATACCTTTAACAGCGGTAGGGGCAACCTTCTCAGCCATCTGCATCATCTGCTGTTGTTGCTGTTGTTCCTGCATCTTAGCTTCTGCTGCTGCCTGTTCTTCTGCTTTCTGTTCAGGAGACTTAATTAAACCTTGAGTATCAATACCCAGTGATGCGCCTAAGCGATCTAAGTAATCATCAATGTTTAGGTTCTGTTGAATTATCTCTTGGCCTAAAGGTTGGAGGTACTCCAAGAACGCTGATAGTTTATTAAGATCCTGCCCACGACCTAGTGCCTCTAAACCAGTTACGATTTGAGGCTTTAAGGTATTTTTTGGAAACTTGGGCATCTTGCCTTCTTTCTGCATCTTAGCGAGCAGTAGGTTAACAAGGGGGAGTTGGAATTCTTGAGATAAGACAGAGTAGATACCACCTAAAGCAGTCTCTAGTTCTTGTGCCATGTAGCGTACTTCTTCAGCCGTCACACGTTCAGCTTGGCGCTGGACTGAGCTGTTAAGTAAGAAAGAAAAAGACAAGCGTTCAGTGATTACTTGCATTGTTTCTTGAGCTACTCGGAAGTCATTAAATTTATTTGCTTGTAATGTAGTAACATCATTGGCATCACCTGAGATGATTGCACCATTAGCAGAGTCTGCAATGTTACGTATCTTAGTTGTACCGTTAGGTCGTACCATGAAGAGAAGTTTAGCACTAGCTGCGCTTCCTTCTACGATAGCACGAGTCAGAGCTTCTAATGATTTTAGATCACCGATAATCTCTTCCACGAAAGAGCGTCCGTAATCGTTACCATCAATAGCAATGAAACGTAAAGCTAACCACGGTAGTTTATCTGCTGCATAACTGCCTTCAGACTTAGGTATAATTTCACCATGTACCTCTTGATGTACAACAAACTTTTTATCTTCTCGTTTAATACAGGTGTAGAGTTCACACTCTCTTTTATCTTGCTGTGCGATGTACTCTTCATTCTCTACTAAAGCTGCCTTAACAATGTCAGGGAGAGCTTCAAAAGCGATTGTCTCTTTGACAACGATTTTAAGTAGGTTGCCCATAGTATCACGCTTGACGCAATAACTATCAAGACGGAAGACTTTCATCCCCCCATCTTTAGGCATATGTACAAGAGCATTCCCACTAACGATAAGCTGCTTGAGCATCTCGAAAGCTGGTACTCGGATAGCCTTGGCTTCTACAAGCTGTGCGGCTGAACGCTCAATACGAGCTAAAGCATCTTCAGCCTTACCTCTAGCGTCATCCCCTGCTAACTCAACTAAGTCAAAGTCATCTATCGTTAAACGAAAGAACGGACTGTTAGGAGGCAGGAGTGTCATTAGAAGTTTTGATGCGAGGTTGTTTACACCTCTAGCACCTACAGCTTGGAAAGGTGTGTCGTATTGGGTAGAGGAGGTGTGACCGTCACGAGGCATTAAAGTCGGTATGGTTAGTTCAGCAGCCGCCCTTGCCCTCGTTAAAAAGACATCACGATCTGCTTCCATATTTTCGTAGGCGTGTGCTACACCTTTCTCGGTCATTGTCATAATTGTTCCTTAGTAATCGTTTTGTACATTTTGTAGACCTGCACGAGCATTCTTACCAACTCTCTGACCTATCTTAGCAGCACCTGTTTGCTTGGCTACTCTCTTAACTTCATCAGATTGGGCAGCGCCACCAACTAAGGTCTTGTCTAAATTTTTTCCAGCTTTTACGATGCCTAGGTTATCCCTTTGGCTTAATAGTTGACCTACACCCGTACTTCCAAAATGTTTAGGCGCTTTTGTAATCATACACATAATTCATTTCCTATTTATTAATTGTAAGACCTGCACCAGCAGATGACGCAGCCGTTTGTACACCAGAGAGACCTCTAGATAATTGCTTAGAACCTTTGCGTTTCTTCTTACGTTGTTCAGCATTAGAGTCCACTGCGTTTTCAATCTCGTCAGGGGCTAGGTTAGCGGCTGGTGGTGGTGGTGGTGGCTTAGGTATATCAGGGGAGGACATGCACATAATTAATTCTCATTGGTTAACTCATCCTCAAGCATGTTCTCTAGCTTTTGAATGATGGATTGTTGCCCTTGTAGAAAAGCCACTTGTGTGTCTTTCACACCGAGGTTATGGGGCAATTGGTTTGGATATAATTTCTTAAACATATCCACTAATTCTTTAGATATAATAGGTTTTATATTCATAGTTGTTTCTCTTAACGGTACGTTTAGAAACTAGGTAATTAAATCAAGGGGTTATAGGGGAGGTGTAACCAGACGTTTGCGATGATATGGAGGCAGGTTACTACCTCCAATACCATTACCGCTTTTCTATATTTCACACTGCCCTGCTACACAAGCGAGTTCTTGCGTACCGGTTGTAGTGTCTTCTGTTTCAAACTTACCCAAGTCATTCCAGTTAATAGTCTCTGGCATTTTAGCTAAGGCTTCGTCATAAGCTTGTTCCGTAATAGCTGTGTAAGGTGCTTGCTTGTACACATGATCTGTGCGGGGCAAGAAGCTAATACCTGAACAACTATCTAGTCGATCCCACAGCCACTGACCTGCTGCAAGGAACTCCTCATCTGAGTAATAAATAGTCACACTAGGCTTATGCTCACACCAATGGTTCTGATAGATTTCCCACAAGTCTAGCTGTGTCTGTACGTTAAGGTCATCAACGCTCGTAGAGCCAGCAGGAGCCTTTATGGGGAACGAGAACACATAGTTATCCTCATTCATTACATCTTTCTCCCAAGGCACTCCAGCGTCCTTGAGGAAGGCTGAGATAGGATCTTTGCCATCACTACGTACTGTTCGTATGTACTGAGCTGAGAACCTAGCGTGTATACCTGACGCACTATCCACTAACTGTGATACAGTACCGCTTGGTTTCACGGCGGTAATAGCCGTAGACTGATTAATACCTAAACTCTCTGCCCACTTCTTGTTGGTCTCTACAGCTACAGCTTTAAGGCGCTCTAGTATCTCAGGTAAGATAGGCAGGTTAGGGTGATCAAACCACGTACCTGAATCTTGTTGTCCTGACATTACTGGATGATCCATGATGCCTGTCATACTTACACCGAGCAAGCACTCTTCCTGTGTGTTCTTCTTCCAGATGTTACGCACGTAGCGGAAGTCTGTTAAAGAAGACTGTAGGGTGCCAAGGATTGTAGCAAGCTCAACCTTACGTTTTAAATCTCCGTATGTATCGGTACTACGAATAACGATTTCCGACAAATTACAAACCTGTGCAGAGCGTAGGATGATCTCACTACATGGGTTAGTCCCAAAGTCGTGCTCAATATCTCTACGTCCGTGACGGGCTGATTGTTTCTTTGCTGCCTTGCGGGAGAAGATACCACGCTCACCTGCTTTAGATTTATAGAGAGCTGTCCACTCTTCTAGGAACGTCTCGAAGTCAGGGCGTTCATCATACACTGCACTATTGTTAGCGAGCGCACGTTGCGTATCAGTTTCCCACCAATTACCCGACTTAGCATGACGCATCCGATCATCAGAAAGATTAGACAGACTAATAAGCGCAGAGCGACGAACGCCACCCACGACAACAATCTCTGCAATTTTACATACAATATCATGGCATTCGATACTCGTTAGCTTTCGACCAGCAGCACCTTTGAAAGTGCTAACTGTAAAATCAAAAAGAGCAACAAGAGGATCAGCGCCACTAGAACGACCCCCGAATGTCTTGAGTCTTTCGCCTTTGCCACGTAGTTTAGAAATATCCCAACTAGGAACTTGACCCGAATACAAAAGACTAACCAGCTCACGGAAAGCTTTAGCCCAACCAATTTTACTGTCGCTAACATGGATCGTAGTATCTGTTTCATTAAATTCCTCTGCTACTTCTGGTAGTTTATTTACAGACTGACGTTCGACTGAAAAGCCTACACCAGTGCCACACATTAATACGTATAATATTTCATCGAACACTCTGATATGATCTACTGCTATGTATGAGCAGTTAAAGCCAGCCATGTTGTCACGATCAAGTGCAACACCTGCTGTCATTAAGCAGCGCATAGAGGGCATTACTTCTAGGTTGTAGATAGCATCATAAAGTTTCTTACCTGTTGCTTCATCTAGCTGTTTGCGTCCCTTCCAGAAATCAATATATCTCTGGACTGTTTCTGCCCACGTCTCTCGTCTGTTGTCGTCTTCTCTCCAACGTGCGTAACGTGACTTGTGTATGTACTGCTGATAACTATCCATTCGTGCCTACTCCCATGCAAACTGGACATGGCTTTGCAGCCTTATACAAACCATCACCTTGGGGTTCATAACCATATAATCCTGTGCCATAACAAGCTCTACACTTGTCTTCTTTTACTTCGTTAGTCATCGGTTATCACCTGAGCCTTTAAGTTTATTAGCAAGCTTACGCTTCATTGTTTTGTTCATGTTCTCGAATGCTACGTCACTTAGATTTAAACCCATGCGATCAACAAGCATTGCTAAGTACCAGAAGACATCACCTAGCTCATCACTAACTTCTTGCTTATGGTTTGGACGCTCACCGTCCCTAATTTTTTTCTTAATTTTATCAGCTACTTCACCAGCTTCAGATACTAGACCAAGAGTAAGATACTCAATGGCTAAGTCTTCAGGGAAGATTGCTGTGTCATTACACTTTGCTTGAAAGTAATCAAAACCTTCAAACATGCCTTGTAGATATTCGTAAGATACTTGGTTCACCAGTTAACTCCTTTAGTTTCTTTCATTAGTTCAATCATTTTGTTTAAGTACCACTGAGCTTTCTCTGCATCTTGGATAGGGTTCCCCTTTGTCCATAGTCGAGAGCCAGTGTACTTAATTAAATTACCATGGCAGTATGAGATAGCTTCATACTTACCTAACACATCAACAATGTAGTCAATGGTTTCTATCTCTCCTGCATTGTAATGTGCTGGTCTGTTTACTGGGTCAGCGTGTACACTGGGTTTGTTTACTGGGTCAGCGTGTACACTTTTGTATCCCACTTGACATGCCAAGTCCCACTCGTCTACTGGTGCATCGTTTATGCCGCCCATAATTTTACTTCCTTTGTTTCAAAGTTATATTCACCATCACGTAGTATACGTGCTAGTCTTGCATTCTCTATTGCTACCTCTTCACCTAAACCTTTAGATGCAAAAGCATCGACAACGGTTTTCCATGTTGCCCCTTTATCACTGAGCAGTTGCTCTGCTTTCTTAGCGCCTACTGTTGGACAACCTTTGTAGTTATCCGTAGAGTCGCCTACTAATGTTTGATAAAGAAAATTATAATCAGCTTCTTCTAAATCTACGTCCTGTACCTTACCATCAATCAAGTGGTATGCAGGAATAGTAAGTAAGTCTTTATCAAGTGACCAGATAACAGTATCAAAACTTCTACTACCGAGGATTCCTAGTAAGTCATCAGCCTCTAACTTGTCCTCAACCATGCCGTTATAATTTATTGCTAAATAATCTTTAGCGTACTTGAGCAGCATCGGCTTACGGGTAAGCTTTCGGTTAGCCTTGTAATACGGAGCTACATCTTTGCGGTACAGGTTGTCTCCTGAAAGACAGGTGATAACTTTATCACACCCTGACTGTGCTATGATCTTACTCATGAACTCTTCCATCGACCCTGCGACATCTTTCTCATGGGCGTGTAGTGTCCATATACCATCACCCCAATTGATAGGAGTCTCAGCAATGGTTGCAGCTTTGTAGGCTACAATGTCACCGTCAACTAATAGTGTTCTAGACTTCTTCATCGTCTTGTCCTTCCATAAATTTTTCAAACTCTTGTGCGTCCATAGTAATCATCGTGCTTACTTTGTTAGTCATCTTCCAGTGGATGATAGACTCAACAATCCATTTAAAAGCGAAAGCAAAAGAGACGGCACCAAAACCAAAACCTAAGATTAAATTGAGTGTACTTGTTTCCATAATTATTTCCTATGTTTTACTAAGCGCAGCTTGCGTGTTTTAGGATTGAAGCTAAGTAGCTGAACACCCATTTCTATTTGTTGTTTTGTCCGAGCTGTCTTGATCATATAAATCCCTCTATGAAACGTGAGTGTCTTGACATCGAAGAGATAAACTTCACCATCTTTAATAGCTACAATATCAATAGCACCTGAGCCACCGCTGTTACTAAAGACTTCAAAACCTTCGTCCCATAACCAAGTGATTGCGTAGTGTTCTGCTATATCTCCCATACGTGTTTTGCTAGTGAGTTTCTGCCCAACTACTTCCGACTTGGAATTCTGAGTCGAGAGGACATTTAAAATTGAATGCTCGCTCTGTTTCTTTAATGGCTGCTTTAGTGATTTCACCTATTTTATCCTCTAGCCCCTTCTTAACAAGTATCTGAACCTCATCATGAACAAACGCCACTATAGTAACTTCTTCGTTAGTGTAGCCTTTAGCTCTTATCATATTTTCTACAGTTGCGTACCACTTCTTACAGATGATCGCTCCTGCTGATTGGAGAAGAGTGTTCAATGCTGCGTGTGGGTGACGGATAGGAATCAACCTACCATCTAAACCGTTAATGAATTTCTCACCACGCTGGTTGTCTAGTTTATTGTTAAGGGCTTCTGTTAGTTTCTTTAACGCTGGAGTCTTAGCCAGAAAGCGTTTCTTAATCTGACCTCCTTCCTTCGCACCTTTACCAATGATCTGACCTATCTTCTCATTCCCTGCTCCGTATAAAAAGCCATAGATAAATGTCTTGGCTTGGGGGCGAGTAGCAAGTCCTGCCGCTTCTTGATTAGCTGTGTGTATATCACCTTCTAATATTTCTTTACCGTACTTACCACCGTCAAAGCGATTCATGTAGTGAGCTAGGCAGCGTAGTTCTAAGCCGCTTGCATCTGCTCCGAGTAATGAGTAGCCGCTTGGTGCATGGAATAACTCTCTACACTCCTTACCAAAGGCAGCTCCTGCGGATGGTACTTGAGCAACATTAGGATCACTATGAGTACAGCGGGAAGTAACAGCGCCCATGTGATTAACCCGCCCGTGAATGCGTCCAGCTTTTTCCAGTTTAAGCCATGCTTGTTTTCCATTTCCTAATTGCCCCAGTCGTTTGTTTAGCATTAAGAACTCAGTCAATAATGCAGCTTCAGGCAAGTCAATTCCTGCCAAGATTTTTTCGTCAACTTTTGGTTCTCCAGATGGAGTGAACTCTTCAGGCTTCCAACCTAACTTCTGTAACCTGTCTGCAATCTGTTGTCGTGATGCAGGGTTAAAAGGTATAGTCTTTGTTTTGGTCTTGAGCACAATGATAGTAGGCTCAAGAGTTTCAACAAGCTTTGTTTCTATTTCTAACTTACGTGTTGATAAGAGAGTGTAGAGCTTCTGTGCTTTTGGTACATCAAAAGGAAAACCTGCACGTTGTTGTCTGTTTAGTAAGCGGTTCATCTCGTGTTCAAGACGCATAGGTTCTTCAGGGTACTTCTTCGATAAGATCAACTCGTACAACTTGACGTTAAGAGCTACATCTTGCACACAATAATCTAGCATCTGTTGTGTGTAGGCATCCCATGCTTCGTCCTGCTCTCCGTAGTCACCCTTATGAAACTTTAAGCGTTGTCCCCATGCCTTTAACGAGTGCGACCCAATTAACTTATTGTCAACGGTACGCTTGAGCATGTCTTTCTCTTTCATGTTAGGCCAGATCAATCGTGAGGCTACTAACGTATCGAACACTTGTCCATAGTAACCAAAGAAATATAATTTCTCTAACACTGGTAGGTCATATGACATTACGTTGTGGCCACCTATCTGTTGTGCATCACGCAATGCTTCTATCCCATCTTCTATATGATCAGGGTCATACGTCTTGACCTCGCCTGTCTCTGTATCATGTGTAACCATACAATGAACCTTAGTTACATCATCTAATAAGCCATCTGTTTCTAAATCAAAAATTAACATATATCATCTCGCTGGATTGATTAAAAAGGTGTGTCGTCAAAGACACCCTCGGACATTCTACCTGTTGTTGCGGAGTAGGATAACTGACCTGCTATACCAGTCTCACCTGACCACCTATTCTTTAATACTCGTAGTGTTGTAATGTTAGATGACTCTTCATCTTGCTGGTTTCTTTCTAACCCTATAACAATATCAGATAGCTGGCCTATGGCGGCACTGCCCCTGAGTTGCGATAGAGAAGTCATCACACCTTCTTCATGTCCTTTGTCACCACTAGGTCTTCGTAAATGCGATACAACAATCATACCTATATTTAATTCTTCTGTAATTGATCTGAGCTTTGTCATCATGTTGTCGATGATACGTCTTTCATCACCACCTTCAAGACCACTAACAACAATACTAATGTGATCTAAGATAATGTACTGACAACCACAACCTCTTGCAAGGTATCGGATCTTAGCGAGTAAGTTATCACCCTCTGTTGATCCCCAATGGTCATACATAAAGACTCTGCCTGTGCCCATAGTAGCGTCAAAGGCTTCTTTAAGATCAGCCTTGGGTACTTCTTTTAAATGTACTAATTGGTTCAGGTGCAAGGACATCAATCCCTGAGCTGTGCGTTTACTAGATTCCTCTAACGCAACGTAGCCTATGGTAGCGCCCTCCTTCAGTAGATGATATGCAAACTCTCGTGTGAGCTGACTCTTACCTAAACCTGATCCTGCTGTTACTGTTACAATCTCACCTAACCTACAGCCGCCTATCTTTTCATTAAGCTCTGCATACGGGTAAGGGACACTGTGTACCTCTTTCTCCGTCGACACTTCTTCCCATAGATCAGCACCATTAATGATACCATCTGGTTGGAAACCTTTAGCTGACCAGAAGCAATCTATTAACTCTGCGTGTCGGCCAGCCATAATCATATCGCTTGCATCTTTAAGTGGTAGCTTTGCAATCTTAGCTTTGCGAGGTGATAGTAGGGCTGCACATTCAAGAGCTGCTTCCTGTCCTACCTCATCATTGTCGAACATAAATACGACACTTTCAAACTTCTCTAACCATTCTATAGCTTGCTTAATATCTTTCTTAGCACCTGCTGCACCAGTCTTTAAACTTACTACAGGCCACTTGTGATCGAACGCTTGTGACATTGAGAGGGCATCTAGTTCCCCTTCAACGATGGTGACATTCTTGCCACCGTCTCTCCATAACCATTGTCCGTAGAGTCCAGCTTCTTTAATTGCCCCACGTACTGAGAAATTCTTTCCTGCTGTTCTAATTTTCTGAGCAACGGTTTTGCCGTCTTTGGTTTTGTGATTTGCAATCTGCGTTGTCTGACCATTAAAGGTTCCTGTTTGATAATCCCAAAACTTAACTGTCTTATCTGTGAGACAGCGCTTAACTAATACTTCATGTGTTCCAGTTAAAAAATCTACTGGTTTAATCTCGATCACCTTAGCCTCCTCTTGGGATTGCCCATATGTATTACACGCAAAGCAAAAGGTGTGACCATCAGTGTACAAACTGTTTGCATCTGACGAGCCACACTTCTCGCATGGAGTGTGCATTAAGAACTCACTCTCCTGATCAGGCATCAATCAATATCTACTTTTGATTGAAAGCCTACTGCTCTAATAGCAGCGGTGAACGCCTCTTCTAAATCGTCATGAGATAGATTATCGCCTCGTCTCGTGATAGTAGCTGTTGCGCCATCCGCATCACTATTGTTATCAATAATTGCAACTTCAATTCTATAACCTGTTGAACCATTCATCTGGGATAATCTCCTCTGCATATATAAAGTTATGGCGTTCTGCCCACTCAGCACACGTCATCTTAGTGCCATCTTTTCTTTTCTTAGCACCTTGTACTGTGCTGTTGTTACGTTGGAATAGAAAACGTATGTCCAGCTCAGGGTGTTGTTCCTTCATGCTTCTCATCTTACGTTGAGCATCTTGTCGGAAGTAACCTTTGACCTCGATGTAAATGTCCCCAATCTTTAGATCAGGGATGTAGTTACGTTCTACCACGTAGGGTAGCTTACAAGGTTCATACTCATAAGCTATCCCACGGGCATTGAGGTTAAGCTGCACACGTTCTTCTAGGGTCGATCTAGAAGTCAGCGACATCAGCAAGCTCCTCTATTACAGGAGCATTAGCGGCTTCAGTAGCAGGAGGCGCTACGAAACCATCTTCCTCATCAAAGACACTAGCAGCGGAGTTACCGTACTCTACTAGGTCAATTACTTGCACTGCTTTCAATCGTAGTGAGACACCAGCTTTCTTAGTGCTCGCCATAACATACGGGATTGGTTCAAAGGCTACCTTAACACGAGAGCCATTGCCTACCAGTACGTCTTTACTGATTGGTACTTTCTTTGAATCCAGTACAGCAGGTTGTTGTTCGTAGTAAGTGCCGTCACGTTTCTGTACCTTAGCTTTGAGTTTGAACTTAAACTCGACTAAGCCTGTGTCATCACCTGTCTCACGATCAAAGACTGTAGTGTATACGTCTTGAGTGGTCAGCGTATTCTTGAGGCGGGGATCTTCTTTAATCGCCTCATTAAACTTTGCTTGAACTATTGATTCTAGTTGCTCACTCATTGCGGCAGCATCAGCCACTGGCATTTGTAGATTGATACTGTAGTCACCCAATGGGTTGAACTTTGTATCAGGTTCAAATACTTTAGCCCATAATGCGCTGCCTTCTAATACTAATATATTTTTAGCCATGTTATCTCTTTCCTATATAGTTAATGTTGAACGGGGGTGTTGGGCTTAACGGTACTTTTAGAACTTAGGCGAAAAAGTAATCACTTTGTAGCACCTCCTTTAAATCAAGAGTACCTTTGACTGGTGGAGGTGGTACTAATACCTCTTTCGGTAATGTAGCTACTGCGCTTGTGTAGAGATTAAGAAGCACGTCATGCTCCTCGTACATCTCAACAAAGGCTTTACGTAGCTCATCGTTTAGTAGTGGCATGTTTGGACTGTGTGTCCCATAGCTGTCATGCACCATAGCAAAGTCAGTTATACCTGCGTCTAAACATTTGCTTACAGTTATAGTCAACGCTGCTGCATCAAGAGAGTGTACAAAGTTTGGGCTTGCTCCTGATAACATCTTACGCTTGTCGATAGAAGTATCATCAGTCTCTCTGTATCGCAGTGACACCAACGATCCGTTAAGGTGTGACTTCACACGCTTAGACGTACTGTTAGGGTAGTGCTGCCTTACTAATAAGTTTGTAGGTGTTTCCCAACTAAAGGATAAACCATTCTCTACGTATAGCTTTGCAATATCTTTAATGTATTTCATTGCATCAAAAGCTGAGACAATTACTTCACTGATTGCTTGCCAAACAAAACCTGATAAATAAAGAGACGGTTGAAAGAAGTTGTCACCCCAAGGGTTACGTCCTTTACATTTTTCTTCTAAAGCCTCCATGATATAGTCCCTACATGAGTGACGTGTGCCACTATAAGGGACAATCATTACTGGTCGCTTACATATCTTACGGCATATACCTATTTCAAGTAGCTGCCTAGCCATCAACGTCCCCTCTTTTTCTAACAAGGCTGTAGCTTTAGTTGCAACATCAGAATATATATCCTGTGGTTCTTTGCTAGGTGTAAGGTTGACAGCTCTACCGCCCTCATAGTCCCTGAGCATCGCTGAGAGATGTTGTAAGCCATTACATGAACCATCACTAGCACATGGTAAGCGTGTCTCATACGGCTCTCCAGCAGCTCTGGCGATGTTGTACTCTGCCCATTCTTTACACCATGCTAATGCTTGCCATGGTTTGTCAGCTTCTTGCCACCATTTACTGCCTAATGGATCATTATATACACTGATAGCGTTCTCAGTATTCATGTAAGCCCACATTTCTCGGTCTTCTAGGCTTACTTTATCAACACCGAAGACGTTAGCGCCGTGAATTGCTAACCATTTAGCACTAGCTGCACTGTCCATAGTAACTGACTGGCTGAATTCTAATAATGCTTTGCTGTAGTCAGCATTTTGTGGTGATAAAAAAGATTCAACTGGGTACTTACGGCCTCTAAAGTCTAACTGCCATACAAACCAAAAATCATCATGGGCTAAATACTCTTCTGCTAGTTGGATTGTACGCTCAACCTGTATACGTCTTGATAGGTTACGTGCATTCTCCGTGTATATTTTGTTCCGCTTACTCTTAAACTCTTTGAACTCTGCCTTCTGGTCTTCTCTTAGAAACTTAGGATCAACTGCAAACGGATAAGGTGGTACTGGTGCATTGTCTCTTGGTGGTAGACCTTGCCACTGTTGTCCGCTATTCCATGCTGTACGTAAGACATCACAAACAAAACTATTAACTCTCCAAGGTGTACGTTGTAAGGCGTTCACACATTTGTATTCAACGCTAACATCTCGTTGGTTAAACTTTTCTATGTATTCCTCAACGTGCTTCTTCATAATCCATGTACTCGCAAGAAAGGTTTTTTATTTATGTGGTCACTGTAGTAACCACCACCGAAGAACTCTGTCCAATCTTTAGGCTGGATAATACAAGGGCTGTAACGAGGTAGGTTACTTTGGTTTGTATCATTGAAAGCCTTTATCCAATCTAGTGTGTCCTCTGTTGCTTGTAGATAAGCCACTGCTCTGCGTCTGTGATACTCCTTACGTATCCTTACGATGCCTGTGTGCTGTATAACTATATCAATCAAGCGTAAGCCTACGTGTATTCTATCTGTGTCCGACCATGTAGGTATGTCGATGTTATCAACCTTCATCTTATGGTTAAGACCATGCCGCTTGTGATCAAAACCTTTGTCTGATTTCTTGTTAGCCATGTTGATTAAGTTAGTTGCTGTCTCTTTGTCCATAGTAAGCCATTGATCAAGACGCTTCTGTGTCTCAATGTTGACCCCAACTAAACGGGCTACGTTTAATAGTGGTACGTTCTGGGCTACCTTATCAATGACTGAGATAAGTGTAAGGTATGCTGCTTGTTCAGGTTTAATACCCTGAAGTAGTTTGTACGTAATATCTCTGTTACTTGTTTTATCTTTTACTAATTTCTTAATGCCGTCAGCTAAAGGTTCACATACTCCTGATATGATTGTTCTCCCGTGTAAAGTTTTAGAACTTAAACTCTTACCTACTAGATCATCAAGCTGTTTATTATATCTATCGATACCTGACTGTAACATCAGATATTCTAACTCCAATTGTTGCTGCATTGTGGCCATGTCTAACCCTCTTTTTGGGACACGAGTTGGTGTATATGTGGCGTTATTCACTTTTATCTGTTGATAAACCCATAGCTTGTAAGTACATTGCATCCTCATCCACTAGCAAAGGTAGTTTGTATGGCTTCACTGGATTGACAAAATACTTACCATACTTCTCATTGAACTCTCGTATGGCAGCATCAGGTACGACTATTCTATCCTCTTTGCACATAATCCCTCATCTCATTAGACCAATACAGGTCACTGCCATCATCAAGGCACTCAATACCCATGCCATTATACTCATCCTCGTAATCTTCTACAAACTTTGCAGCTTCTTCGTAGCTTTGGAACTCTTGCTCGTGATAGCCTGTGTTACTGCCATATGATACTAGATACATTATATTCTCCTAAATGTTACAGCTCTAAAGCATTGTATATAGTAGTCGACAATCTCGTCACGATGCTCCCAACATAAACCCAAGGGCACGTAGACTGGTGAGATAATAAGATGGAATACTCCTATGAAAAAATCTTTAATCTTTTCTCTGTTCATTTTCTTCTCCTTCTTCATTAAAATACTTGACATTACAATCATCACAAAGTAAGTCGTACTTACCAGCCAGCGATACTGGCGGATTATAATCATCGTCTTTCATCCCGTCACAAAAATCACAAATATATATAGCCATTAGTTAAACTCCACATTAGGTTCAAAGACATCATCGGTAGCATTGTAATACGAATGCTCGCCCGTGACAGTATTGTACATGTATAGATATTCCTTGTCAGCCCACTCGAATGGTTTCTCTGAGCCACCTGCTGCTGGCACCCAACTGTATCGAGCTGCGTCATAGTCCATGTGTGGTGCTGAATTCTGTGCGAACATTGTGTTATCCTCTTGGTCGTGCTTGTTGTTAGATTTCTGACAGAAGATTCTGTCGTAGTTATCATTGAATGATTGTGTGTCTGTCGGTCGTTGCTTGCTGCCTTTACCGTTCTGTGCTGTGTCGCTCACGATATGCCACCTCTGCAATGTTGATGTTACTCTGAATTTTAAAAGTATACAAATCTGTTACTAACTTTTCTAGTCTCTCAATATACTCACGCTC